CAAGACGCGCAATTAGATGTGCGTCTCGAGGTACCGCATGGCCCCGTGCGTATCCTTGCGGGCCAGAAACTCCTTGAGTCGGTTCATCTGCGTCATGAATTGTTTCGTTCCCACAGACTTGAGATAGTTGTGCCAATAGGCTTCGGCCCAGCTGACTTGCGCATTGTAAGCGACGGCGTTAAACTTGACGTCGCTTGCAATCCGGACCGCCTTGCGGGCGTTGCGAAGGTACTCGCGCTGGATGGCGTTCATTTTGGGTGGTGGGGTCATGAGGTTCTGAGACCCTCACGTACCCACAACGTGCTTTTACGAATCTTCTTGGCGTCCCAAGAAATATTCATCGAGTTCCCGAACGAGACGAAGGCCGCTACGCGTTAGGGCCACTTGACCTTCATTCGTCATACGCACGTCCTTGAAAGGATCGAATTTGTTTCGCGTTAGAATTTCCCACCTCTCCTTGTACCGCCGGTTCTCAAAGGAGCCGTGCCAGTGATGCAGGATGGTTCCAGGAACCCAAGAGATGCGCAGGCCCGTGCACATCCTTTGGTATTCTTCTAAAAGAGCCTTGTAGTTTGGGTGTATGTTTGCAGGGGCGCTTTGAAGCGCGCGCCCGGCCCACGCCATTGCCATGTGGCGGTCCCCCGAGCCCAGAATAGCCCAATCTATGAGACCGTCCATCTGGGTCCAGGCCTGCTTCGTGCAGGCCCACGCGTATCCCGGGTGCCAATGACCGTACCGGTCGTTCGGGACCCACGGCGTCCCACTCGCCTTGTACATATAGGCGAAAGATTTGTCAATTTTCAAAGCCTCACAATTCGGGCCGAAATTGACCGCCGTCTGCCACATCTGCACGACGTCCGCCGACGTGCCGAGCGCCTTGATCGTGTCCGTGATCCAGTTGGCGTTCAGGAACGTGAGGTCGGCATCTATCCAGGCCACATATTGCCAATCCGTGGGCAGTTGGTTAACCGCCAGGTTGATGAGGTTCTCCTTGAGCCATACTCTGTTATGTGTGGGAAACTTCAGGTGGCGCCAAACTGGCAGGCGGCAGGGAAGGGGGCACGGCCCGACTGCCTCGCTCACGACGACGCGGATGCCGCACCTCCACTTGAGCCAATCTATAAATTTTATAAAAAGTTCGTGGCGCCTCTTGAATCCGCAAAAGTTAAAGTATGGTAGGACCACGTAGAGGATGGGCCTGGGTCGGAACAAGCAGCCCATCTACTTATTGCCAATTATTAATTTCATAGTCGACCGAGTTGGCCATGAGACACACTTCCCAGATCGAGCCGACGGTCGGGCACCAATCCACTGGGTCGGCCCGCCCCGGATTGAAGTGAACCGGGTGCCAGTTTGGCAGCCACCGGGCCGGCGTCAGGTTTGTGAGTGAGTCGTCGACGAATATGTCCGTATGGTGTTTGGCAAAATTCGTGTAGGCGGTCGCCTCGGGCTTGATCGGTGACTCGACTATGTTACTACCCGGGCACACCACGTAAACCTGATCACTTATGGCATGGGCCACCTCACCAGCCCACTCGATCGGTGAGTTTGTGAATAGGGTCACACGCCATCCGTTCTGCGTCAGCTCGTGAATATCTTTGGCCTCTTGTTGAAACTGTGTGCTACTCAGCACCTCCCACAGTCGGTCGAGTACAGGCCGGTCATACACCTCCTTGTTAAAATCGGTCGTGTCGATTCCGAAGCTGTTCTGCAGGCCCCGAGCCGTGTGACCGGCCGTGGCGTACAGTAGCTTGTTCGTATAGGCCGGGTCCTTGCACTCGGGCAACTTCTTAGCCACGTAGCGAACACAGTTGTGCCGGACGTGGGCGAGCAGGCGCCGGTCGCGAATGAGCACGCCGTCGATATCGAGCACGAGGGACTTGAACGCCATTTTCAATTTTAAGGGGGAGTCCTTTTAAAGCAGATGCGTGCTAAAAAACCAGAATGGCCCTCAATGTCACCAAGTTGGTTCCTCATGCAACTCTCCCTGCGCGCGCCACACCTGGTGCCGTTGGCTACGATCTCTTCAGTATTGACAACTACGTTGTGCTACCGGGCCGTCGAGTCGTCGTCTCGACCGGTATCTCCGTCTCTTTCCCCCCGGGATGCTACGGACGTATTGCACCTCGTTCTGGACTGGCCGTGAAGCACGGGCTCGATACCCTTGCGGGCGTCATTGACCCGGACTATACCGGTGAGGTCAAGGTGGTCCTCCAGAACTTGGACCCGACCCAGCCGTTTGTTATTCGTCCTGGCTATCGGATCGCTCAGCTGATCCTCGAGCAGTGCGTAACTCCCGAGGTTATCGAGGTGCCCAGTGAGTGCACGGGCCTCGTCACGGGCCGAGGGGCCGCTGGTTTCGGTTCGACGGGCCTCAACTGATAAACACTAGAGGGTCTAAAAAGTCATGTACATTGCATGTTGGGCAGGTGCACTAAGCATAGTCAATAACTGTACGTGCTGTGCGGAGCGCAGGATGCTCTCGCGTCTGCGAGAAATCTCACGGCGACGCGGGAACTCGCCCGCACAATTCTCAACATGGACCTATCGCAAGTACGGTGAGATTATCGTCACGCGGCTCCGGAGGGACGGACAACCAGGCACGTCCCTCCCGTGCATACTGTGCCGCAAGGCTCTCGACCGAATCCAAATCCCGTGGCGTGCACACGTTGGCGCCGTGTGGTTTTCCAGTAGGGACGACCACGTGCCCGACTCCAAACTCACCCAGAAACAAAAATCTAATTTTTCCCGAACTTCAGAAACTGTTTACAAAAATATCGTGACCTAATATAAATGTTCGTCTGCCCCAAGAAGATCCTGATGGCCCTGCTCTTCATGCTGCTGGCGGCTCCCGTGGCCTTCCAGGCGGTCCGCGCCGTGCTGGGCGGCTGGATCGCCACGGCCGAGGGCCTGCCCAAGGTGGGCGGCCTGGCCGTGCATGCCCTGGTCTTTATGGTGCTGAGCACCCTGATCTGGCGGTATGTGCCGATCGGCTCCAGCCGCTTCGCCGAGGACGAGAAGGCCGAGGAGTTCAAGCTGACCGGCGCCGAGCTGTTCAACCAGCCCGACCCGTCCAAGATGCACGCGGGCGTCTACCACTAAATTTTCACCAGTAGTAATATGGCGGGTGGCATCTTTCCAGGCGCCCCTTTCGCGTTCAACATCAAGTGCGTGATTTTCTCCGCAGCCCTGGCCGGTGGATACTGGTTCCTCCCCCACAAGAACTATTTTGTTCTTTTCTTTTTACTTTGGTTCCCCTACATTGCGATGGCCTGGTACGACTATATGTACGAGTGCCGGAACAAGCTCGGGCCGACCATAGTGCCGTTTGGTCGGTACATGTGGCTGCCCTTCAAGCCCCCTCAATATCAGGCTGAATACAACAAAATGTCAGAGAGTCAAATTGGGACGATGTCACGGGTCGATCACCTGGTTGGATGGACCATAGTACTCCTGGTCCTGGCTTATAGTTTCAAGACTCTATATAAATAGATGCAAAAGGTGGTCTTCCAGGCTGTCGCCTGGGAGGGTCACGATACTGAAGACGACAAGTACGTCGTGAGGGCCTATGGACGCACGGCTGACGGGAGATCCGTCGCCGCATCCACATTCTTCGAGCCGTACTTTTTCGCCAAGACTGGCCACCGGACCCCAGAGGTTCGTCACGCGCGTATAGAGACGGTCCTGGCCAAGGATCTCTGGGGCTTTCAAAATGGTGAAAAGTCTAGATTTTACAAGTTTACTTTCAAGACGCACAAGGCTCTACGTAGCGCAGCGTGGGTGCTCGAGCGCGATCACTGGCGCGTCTACGAAGCAAACATCGATCCGGTTCTGCGCTTCATGCACGTCTCGGGTTGCACGAGCACCGGGTGGATAGAGGTCGAGCACGAGACGGAGGAGATGGACACCCGTTGTGACCTCAATATTCAGACTGAAAAGTTCGTTCCCGTGACCGATCGTGACGGGATCGCCCCTCTCAAGATCATGTCCTTTGATCTGGAGTGTTACTCGAGTACCGGAGCCTTCCCCAACCCGACAAATGCCAGTGACGTCGTGTTTCAGATTGGCATGACGACGGGCTCGTTCGGCTCGAGCGCCCCCCTCGAACGCAAGTGCCTGTGTCTGAAGCAGACGGATGGGGCTGACTGTGAAAGCTTTGGGTCGGAGCGGGAACTCATCGAGCGCTTCGGTGAGTACCTCGCCGAGATGGACCCGGATATCATCACCGGCTGGAACATCTTCGGGTTCGATCTCGAATACCTATACAAGCGTGCGACGCGTTGTGGCGTCGAGACGCTCTGGGGCCGCAGGTCTGACGTGCCATCTGAGCTCGTCATCAAGAATCTCTCGAGCAGCGCCCTCGGTAACAACGAGTTGAAGATGGTGCCGATGATTGGCCGATACGTATTCGACCTCTTCCAGGATATCAAGCGCGAGCACAAGCTTGAATCATACTCGCTGAACAACGTGTCCAAGCACTTTCTGAACGATCAGAAGAACGATATGCCAGTCAAGGAGATTTTCAGCCGTTTTGCCGAGGGTGACCCGGCACGCCTCGGTGAGGTCGCACAGTACTGTCTGAAGGACACAGAGCTCCCGCACGCCATCATGGCTAAAGTGTGTCAGATCCAGAACCTCGTGGAGATGGCCAAGGCGTGCTGGGTCCCCTTGGCCTTTTTGAGTGAGCGCGGTCAGCAGATCAAGGTGTTCAGCCAGATGGCCTACAAGGCCCGACAGCTTGGATTCCTGATCCCCACGTTTAGGAGGCAGGGGCCGAGCGCCGACGACAAGTACGAGGGTGCGACCGTCCTTGACGCACAGACGGGTGCGTATTACGGCCCCATCACGGCCCTCGACTTTGCGAGCCTGTATCCGAGCATCATGGTCGCTCACAACCTGTGCTATTCGACGCTCGTCATGGACCCAAAGTACGACAACCTTCCCGGCGTCGAGTACGAGACGTTCGGGCCCCACAAGTTTGCGCAGGGCGTGGTTTCCCTCCTGCCCACTATCCTCACGGACCTCAAGGCTTTCCGCAAAAAGGCCAAGAAGCTCATGGCCGCGGCCGAGGGCACACCCATGGAGGCGGTCTACAACGGCCAGCAGCTCGCCTATAAGATTAGCATGAACAGCATCTACGGATTCACGGGCGCGTCCAAGGGTATGCTCCCGTGCGTGCCGATCGCGTCGACCGTCACCATGCGAGGCCGGCAGATGATCGAAGAGACGAAGAATTACGTAGAGGCGAACTTCCCGGGAGCCAATGTGAGGTATGGGGATACCGACTCCGTGATGGTCGAGTTTGACGTACAGGGCCGCAAGGGTCAGGACGCGATAGACTACTCGTGGATCCAGGGTGAGATGGCGGCCGAGGCTTGCACGAAGCTCTTCAAGGCCCCGAACGATCTGGAACTCGAGAAGGTTTACTGTCCGTACTTTTTGTACTCGAAAAAGCGCTACGCGGCCAAGATGTACGAGGGGGCGTCGGACAGGGATGGCCGTCCGATCCTGAAAGAGGATGGGACCCGCCTCGTCAAGTTCAAAAAGATTGATGTCAAGGGGCTGCAGGTGGTCAGGCGCGACAGCTGTCCGTACGTTCGCGAGACTCTCAAGAGCCTGCTCGGGATGATCCTCGAGTCGGACGATCCGCGACCCGTCATACAGTTTGCGCGGACGGCGTCGGCCGACCTCGTGGCAGGCAAGGTGCCACTGGAAAAGCTCATGATGAGCAAGCAGCTCGCCAGTGAATACAAGGTGGCGATGCCTCACGTGGCGGTCCGGGACAAGATCAAGGCGCGCGCACCCGGCTCGGAGCCACAGCAGGGTGATCGCGTCCCTTTTGTGGTGGCGCTGATGCCCAGAAACGGCAAGCTCACGGAAAAGGCTGAAGATCCCACGTGGGTCAAAGAGCAGGGCGTCCCGCTAGACTATCAGTACTATTTCACGAACCAACTCAAAAAGCCCGTGTGTGATCTCTTGGAGCCCCTGGTCGGTGCGGACCCTGAAAGGACGATATTTGCGGCGGCCACGGCCGGGAACAAAAAGGGCACATTCGATCCCAAGATGCGCACACTCGATGCGTATTTTAAGAAGCCCGCCTCCAAGTAATCAAGGCGCCACCACATGGAGCAACAGATCATGGCGGTCATAGAGACCGAAGTCAACAGGCGCGTGAGCGAGCGTCTGAGCAACGTCGTGCAGCACGTGTCCCGAACGTACCGGCTACCATTTGAAAAGCTCATGAAGGATGTGGCTTGTATGGAGGTCAAGACGGACCAATGTCTGGGCCTGGTGGGAAAGGGCACGCGGTGCACACGTCACGCGCGGATAGACGGGTACTGCAAGATGCATCAGGATCAAAAGCCGGTCATCGCGATGCGCCCGATCGAGCATGATGTTCCGCAGGGCCCGCAGCACACGCACACTCTGCCGCCGATGTACTTGGCGGGCTGCCCCGCATGTGAAAAGGTCAAGACAGTTAAACATTTAGAGTTCTTCTAAATTAATGAGCAAGTCGGACTTGTTGCTCGAGTCCCTCACGCGCTTTTACGAGGACCCGGTCAACGCGCGTCGCCTGCACGACATCCTCACGACCAAGAGTCAGGGTATTTCTTTGCGTAATTTGGAGTGGTTCATCACCAATTACGCCAAGAATAGACACGTCACGTACACGACTCCGGCCGGACGTGCGTTCACCGTCCACGTGGCCTACAAGTCGAGTCTCGACGGATACTCGAAAAAGCTCTTCGATCCTTTTTGTCGGACCGAGCGCATACAGTTTCAAGGTTTGACGACGACCGTCGCCCAGCTCAACTTCATCAAGTGGTGCTTGACCAATGGAATCATAGACTACATGACTACAAATAAGCCATACGAGCAAAGCCACCCTGGAACTCCAGAACCGAGTATCCATAGTAGAACAGATACAGCGCGTACTGCGTGATGGTCGCCGCAAGCTCTGGCAAAAACTTGAGCGTCAGATTTGACGTTTGAGAATTCAACTTTGAAAAATCAATGTAACCACCCTGGTTGTATTCAGTCACATTAAGACCGAATGAATACAGATAGATGTTCTTTTGGGGCACGGACAGGCCGTGCTCCATGGGCTGCTTGAAAGAGCAATATGTGCCGTTGGCGAACGTGTCGAGAATGTCAACGTTATTCATAGTAATCTTGACCGTTTCGATAGAGTCGATGTACTGAGCCTGACCTGTCGGGAAGGACAGGGGGACTGCGGCCGTGATGTATTGTGAAGCGTATCCATAGAGATACCTCACGTCGTAAAAGTTGGAATTTTGTATTCCTTCATAATTCTTATTTCGAATAAACCATGCCAAGAGCTGCACGGGGAAATTGGCGGTGAGCGTGGCTGTCACGGTGCCTTGATTGTACTCGGCTGTAGACTCCTTCTTTATTGTCGGAACGATGTAGCGCAGGGGCTGGTTGCGATAGTACAGGCGCTCGGCATCCGTGAGGCGCACGGACTCAAGGACGATGTACGGATTGATGAGGTCAATGGTGCCCGGGAAGTTTGTGAACCACGTCTGTGGGCGGAAAGTAAACCGGATGTAAATCTTCTGGGCCCACATGGCACAGACTGGAAAGTAGGGTCGGCGCAGCCTCTCGCGGCTCTTGTTCTCGTGGCTGTGCCGGCGACAAAAGAAGAATTCGAGAGGGATGAGGAGGTTGAGTGGGGTCGAGGGCGTCAGGTTCTGATTCGCCTGCCCCCCGTTTACGAGGTTCAGCATTCCAACCTGCTCGTCATAGTCGAGAAATGTCTGATCTCTGATCACGAGCCAATCGTCATATATGGTTTCTATGACTGTTTCGTTTACGATAAACTCCACCTTTTCAATGAGGGCCCGTCCAATCTGGTTCGTATAGGCGTTGCCGGTGCTCAGGGCGGGCAGGGTCACCTGCAGGTGCATGTTCGAAAAGAGATCCCCGAGTTCCGTTGGTCTGAGCTCGACCACCGCGACACCCGGTTCTGTGCGGCGGATAAAGGTTGTGCCCGGCAAGGGGACGCGCTGTTGATACACGACGGACAGTGAATATTGCTTGTAAGACGGTGTCCATTCACCCTGTGTAAAGTCACTCGTGTCCGCAATGAGTTTCTCCTGAGGACCGATTGCGTCGAGGGCGAGCACGCCGCCCGCACTGAAACCAAGCCGACTCTTCTCCGTCAGATTATTGTCGTTGAGCATGACGTGACCCGGTGGTTCCACGTCGAGGTCTCGGAGATCTACTGGAAATCTGGGAAAGTTGTCGTCGTCGAGCGGCGGCAATGTGAGAATCTGCGGGGGTGCGAGATTCAGGGGCTGGGGGACGAATCCGACGGTCGTGACTGGTGCGGCGAGGATGGCCTGGTTTTGGACCCGTGTGCCGCCCTTCGGTGAATTCATGGGAAGAGGAGCGAGGGGTGGAATGGCCGAGGCGATGATCGTCCCGAGGTACTTGGTCGCGGGCGTCGGGTCACCGGCGTATGTGGGCCCGAACGTACCGGGCACGGACTGAAATTTCATGACCTGGAGGACGGGCGCAACTCCCGGGAGATTCGTGAGGAGCCACCCCTTTTTGAGTCCCGGTGGGAAGGGGGTCGTCGCGTAGAAATACACTTTATAATTCGAAACAAAGTATGTGCCATCCATCGAGTACACGGGTGGCGCGTTCGAGAAGGGCGCCGAGGACAGCGTCACGGTCGAGACGGGCACGATCCCTTGGATGGTCTGGGCCTTGTCTGCCTGGAAATCAAAACTTCCGTTATAGGCGCCATATGTCTGATGGGATCCTCGAAATGGCATGACGCCCGTCACGAGCGCGTTTCCTATGACGCCTGGAAGATTCAAAAGCTGGGCACCCGTCTTGAGCTCGGGTGGGAGCGTCGTCGTCACGTAGAACGTCGCCGTCATCTCATCCTTGATGGCGTAAAATCCACTCACGGTGGCCATCCCTACACTAGAAGTTTATAAAAATCGTAGAGAATTAGCGGAAGCGTGATGAGCAACTGATGCATCGCGCCGTTTTCATACGTCCCGTGTATGGCCGCCGTATCACTTGGCGAATAGTCAACGAGTTCTTTTTCGGCAAATGTTAGAAAACAGCCATCGATACAGAACCACAAGACGAACACCCCCGACGCGAGTAAAAGGTGGTACCTAATAAACCTATCAGTCGTTAAGAATGCTCCTATAATAATTATCATAATAACAAGATGGTGTAGGAATAGCACGAGACGGGCCCCTATTCCTAGATAATGGTTACGATGGACGTGATTTATACTCGCTGCAGTTGTGTTTATTGCCATGAGTACCATCAATTTCTGGAGGGTCCAGTCCATACTTATGTATTGTCTAGAGTAATGACTAAAGTGTACTGCCGCGCCTAAAGAATAAAACCCTAATTAGAGTATGGCGGACCCGATCCTCGTTCCTACAACTAGTCGATTCACCGTATTCCCCATCAAGTATCCGGACCTATGGGCTCTGTACAAGAAGGCGGTCGGGTCGTTCTGGACGGCCGAGGAGATCGACCTAGGGGCTGACGTCACGGATTGGACGGGTCTCACAGACCAGGAGCGTCATTTCATCAAGATGGTCCTCGCATTCTTTGCGGCCAGTGACGGCATTGTCATGGAAAATATCAATCTGAATTTTGGGACCGAGGTACAGATTGCCGAGGCCCGGGCCTTTTACGCGTATCAGTCGTTCAACGAGTCGATCCATGGGGAGACATACAGCCTCATGATTGACAAGTTGGTCGAGGACAAGGCGGAAAAGGACTCGCTCTTTCGAGCTATAGAGACTGTGCCCGCCGTGAAACGCAAGGCGGAATGGGCTCTGGAATGGATGGCGAGCTCGGCTCCTTTCGCACAGCGCCTTGTGGCGTTCGCCTGCATGGAGGGTATATTCTTTTCGGGATCTTTTTGTTCTATTTTTTGGCTCAAGAAGCGGGGTGTCTTACCCGGCCTGTGTTTCTCAAATGAGCTGATCAGTCGTGACGAGGGCCTGCACCTGGAGTTTGCGGTGGCTCTGTACCAACACCTCGAGGACAAGTCTGCGCCCGTAGCGGATATCGTGAGGGGGGCCGTGGCCATCGAGGAGAGTTTCATTACGGAGGCGCTTCCATGCAAGCTGATAGGCATGGATGCCGAACAAATGAAACAGTACATCAGATATGTGGCTGACCGGCTGCTGAAGCAGCTCGGGCACCAGCCCATCTACGGGGCCGAAAACCCCTTTGCGTGGATGGAGACCATCTCACTCGAGGGAAAGACCAACTTTTTTGAGAAGCGAGTCGGGGACTATTCGAAGCGAATGGTCGAGGCGGGTGACTCTGTGCGGTTCGACGAGGAGTTCTAGCGGGTCCGTAGGACCCGTGCCCCAGGTCCAGGACCTAGTACATCGAGCTGTAGCCGACGAACTCATCCTCCGCATACTTGGACACGGTCGCGATGGGCGCGGCGCCCGGGGCGACGACGGCCGGTGCCGCCATCGTGGAGGCGGCCGCGCCCGCCTTTGCAGCCCGGTCAGCGGCCATGCGCGCCTTATCAGTGGCGATGCGCTGCTCCGCTGCGGCCAGATCAGCCTCGGCCTGGAGGTCCGCGAACTCTTCTTCGCCCTCGTAGTCCTCCTTCTCGTCCTCGGCGTAGTCCTCCTTCTCGTCCTCGGCGTAACCCGACGCGCGCATCAGGGCCTTGGGCAGGAAGATGGCCAGAGCCACGAAGACGGCGGCGTGCAGGACCAGGCCGGCCGGCGTGGCCAGACCATCGGCGCTGGCGACCCACGAGCCCAGAACCTTGCGGACGATCTTGAAAGTGGCCGGGTTGGCGACGAGGAAAAAGACAACCATAAAGATCAGAATCTTGGTCCACATTTTAATAGATACTGGGAAAAAAGTTTCAGCTCCGAAGCTTCATCAACCCAAAGACGAGCAGGAGGAAGACGAGCGTGTGCAGGAAGAGGCCCGCGGGCGTCGGGCACCCCGCCGGGCCCGCGACCCAGTCGCCGAGCAACTTGCTGACGAGTTTATACGTCTCCGGGTTCGCCACGAAGAAAAACACGAGAGCCGAGTACGTCGCGTACTTGAACTTGACCGTGTCACTCTTCTTGGCGCCCCCACAACCGCAACCGCAATCGAGCTTGGGCTCGAACCCCATGCTGGCCATTTATTAAAGGTCGCGAAAATTAGTTCAAACCCATCATGTTGTAAACCGACGGGCGGCTCGGGGTGGGTGCCGCCGGAGCCGCGCCATTGGTCTTGGTGCCCTTGTTATTCGAACGCCCCCCCGCGGCGTTATTCGCCTTGCGTTTGGCCACGCGCTCCGCGAGTTTACGGCGAACTGCCGCATTGTTTGCGATGGCCATGAGGTTATTCGTGAGTTCCTCTCTGTTACTGCCGTAGCGAATCTTGGACTTGTTGGGCTCTGATTTATTCAGTTGAACTGATCTGATCATTCGCTTGAGGGCATTCTTCTGGATGGGTGTGAGGTTTGTAAATTTGTCGACTTGCTTTGCGGTCATCGTTTGCCAGATAGGCTTATTTCCGTAGTACTCGCCATTCGGAGCCTTGGACTTGAGCACCTGGTACTGTGCGTTCCCCGCCGTTAGCGTGGGCCACGCAGCGAGAGGCTGGAGGCGTTTCTGGGTATTCGTCGCACGATTCATGATACTGCGGAACGGTCCAACCGCCAAGTTGGGGAAGCGGCCGAAAAAGGTATTCTTGGATCCGTACTTGCGCAGAAGGGTCGCCTCGATCATGCGCTTGAGGTTCTTGTCGCTCTCCCACTTGGTGTTCAGTTTGGCCAATTTATTTTTGAAATTATTCATCGTGAGACCGTTAGGGAGATTAACGTTCGTAATGTAATCCTTCGAGTACGGGCGCGACCCGAGTTGGCGGCCGAGTCTGTCGCGTTTGGGCTTCACCTTGGCGGCTTCGGACACCAGATTCTTAAACAGGGCATCTATGTTCACGGGCGCCTGCGCGGCCGGCTCACCAGTCTGCGCTATCAACCGACTTGCTCTCGTCCCGGGCGGTGGCGGTCCTGAATTGTTCGGCTTCCGCCGAGACAGCGCATTCAGTGCCCTGGCCCGCGCCGCCTCTTTTCTTTCTCTACGAAAGTTCCGAGCGAATTTAACGGCCGCGGCAATTACACCCGGAGCCGCCACCCGCTTCACTGAATTGGCCAATTTTTTCACCACCAGTGCAACGGGTATCGACACGTTAGCCGTGACGGGCGCATTAGGAACCCGTGCGTTCTTGCTCTTCTGATAGTTACGTATAGCCACTACGGCGGTATTGGTCGCCTTGTGAAGCGCGTTCGGAGTGGCAGCCTGGTTCAAAATTTGCTGCACGAGGACCCTGAACGCATTCATGGCCGCATTTTGGGCCTTTGATAAATTCGCGGGGGAGGGCCCCGACATCTTACCATGGGCCGCGAAAAAAAGTCCTGTGTCCACGAGTAGGGTCTAAAGACACGAGACCATAGTACAGTAGAGAAGCACACATGGCGCTCAACATCATCAAGCTTACCGACCTTCAGCTGTCCGACATCAAGTTCTCGGACGTCCGCAAGAACGCCAAGGGCGGCAAGGCGGTCTACCTCAACCACGCGGCGGGTGGCAAGCTCATGCTGAAGCTGCCGAGTCTGCGGGCCCCGTTCGGTCTGAGCACCTTTGCTGGTGACGACGGCAAGGTGACGAGCACGAGCCTGCCCCTGAGCGTGGACAACCCGCAGGCGGCCGCCAAGCTCGACGAGATCAACAAGGCTGTCCTGGACTTTGTGTTTGATCACTGCGAGGAGCTCATGGGCAAGAAGATGAGCCGCGAGACCCTTGCTGAGATGTACAAGAGCCCCTTCAAGCCGGCCAACAAGGAGGGCTACGCACCCCTCTTGAACCTCAAGGTTATCACGGATCTGAACACCGGTGCCATCAAGACCGAGTCGTACGACAGTACCGGCACAGACGTGCCCCTGGACTCGCTGGAGAAGGGTCAGAACGTCACGACCCTCGTGGAGCTCAGCCAGATCTGGCGCACCCCCGCGGGCTTTGGCGCCACCTTCCGTGTCCACCAGGTCAAGTTTGCCGCGGCCAACAAGCTGCCCAGCCGTGCGCTGGTCGACGACGACGAGCAGAGCGTGCACACCGAGGAGGAGGCCTCAGACGAGGAGTGACTGAGCAAGCGCCCCCCGATACCGGACTTTGACATTGACGTGTAATTTAGAAAAATGTTTGTTAAAATTAATGGAGAACTGGATGCGTGACCCGCGTCTGTTCCAGCTCAACCCCGTGCCCGGGGGTGGGAAGGTGGTCTACCACCGCAGCCCCTCCGGTCGCAAGGTGACTCGCAACGTCCCAAACACAATTTTGACCAAAAGAAATGCGGTGCGTTTTCTTCAGGAGACGGGCGGACGGGGTCAGCCGCGTGCCCGGGTGGCCACAGCTGGGACCGCCAGGCCTATGTTCATAGTCCGTAAAAATGGCACGCGCATTCCTGTCAAGCCCGCCCTACCCCCACTCGCCTTGGACTGTGGGGCCCTCAAGCACCTCAAGGGTTTCCGGAAGATTGGGGCGGGCCGCCAAGGTGTGATATACGCGGCTGAAATGCGCCCCAATTACATGACTCCGGAAGTGGCCATAAAGGTGGCTCCATTCGACAAGTCGGCCGAGCGTCGCGGCGAGCCCCAACCGGCTCAGATCGAGTATAATATTCACAGGGCTGCGCAGATTGTAGCATGGGGTGGCGTGGTCCGACTCATGAGCATACTCCAGAATTGTACAGATTTCGCACCACCGGGAGACATGTCGAACATCAATAGTGCAGGCAACCGTGATGTCCACAGACAGGCTGTCATATTTATGGAGCGGGCCGACGGTGGCACCATGAAGCAGTGGTTGCGCGACCCACGACGCACCGACAAGGAGGTCATAGACGCCATTCACACCATCCTCGTCACGCTTCACCGGATACTCAAGACCCATCCCGAATTTCGCCACAACGACCTGTACCTCGACAATATCCTGATGTTCAAGAAAGTGCCCAAGATTGCCGACTTTGGCTGGGCCCGCATCAAAAAGACGGGCACCAACCCCGCCGTAAACACGGCTCTAGCGAACGGTACGGCCGCGCGGTTCGGTATAGGTCCCGATACTGACGCCCGGTACGACAGCCATCTCTTTCTAAACGAGATTCGCCGCCACATCACGGCGGCTAAATTCCCGCGGACCTGGCAATTCCTGAGCCGGGCCGTACCCGTGGGATACAGAGAGTTCCGTGACACGTATACCATAGACGGCCGTCTCAAGTATGACACGGCGCTGCCTGGTCTACCGACGCTCGATCAGCTTTTGAAGGATCCGGTCATGAAGGCGGCGACGAACGCGCTCAATCGCCCCAAGACGCCTAGTCCGGCGCGTCCGCCACCGGCCGCCACGAGTCCGCCCCGTCCGCCTCGCCCCGCCCCCAAAGCGCGTAGCCTGAGCCCCAAGAAGAATTATACGAATGAAGAATTCCTCACAATGACGCCCCGGCAGTTCCTCAAACTCTCACCCGCCACGCGTGCACGGGCCGCGGTGGTCCGTCGCAAGAATAAGGTGGCCGTGCCCCGAGTCGCCAAGGCGCCTGCGCCTGCGCCCGCGGTGAACAACGCCACGTCCAGACGCCGACCGAGCCCCAAGCGCGCACCCACCAAGCCGACGGTGCGTATAAGTCCTCGTGTTCTGCGGTCGAACAAGTTTAATCGTCTCGTGACCAGCCTACTGAACTTGTCAAACTCCAGGCCTTATCAGAATCGGCGCAACACGGCGTGGGCCAAGGCGTTGAAGGTCATCGAGGAGCGCGTGGTTGCGGGCAAGGTGCCTTTCAGTCCGAGCCCCGTGAGACGGCAGCCGAGCCCCGTGAGGCTCCCTAGCCCCGTGAGCCCTCCGCGCCGGAGCCCGGCGGGCGTCATCAAGAGCGCCGGTTCAGGGCGGTTCAAAGTTCCTGGACCGTCCGGGCGCCTCGTCTATGCCGACGGCTCGTCAGTCAGTATGAACTTCCTCAAGGGTCTGGCGTCGCGCAAGGGTGTCAACACCAAGGGTATGCGTTCCAAGGAGGCGATCGCCAAGGCGATTTTTAATCGATCCTAAAATTAAATGAAGAACCTCATCAAGACGGGCTTTGGCCTTGGTGTGGGTCTTATCGGTGCCCAGATGATCTTTCTGCTTCTGGGAGCGGTGTTTTTCTTTTGGGGGCTGCTGGAGCGCGAAAAGGCGCGCAAGAACGGCACGAGCCTCACGGTGCCCTACGCGCTCATGATTCTCGGCATGGTCCTAGGTCTTGGCCTAGGCTTTGGCGTCGTGGCCGAGGGCCTTACCAACAACTTCTAGAGTCGGAACGCGGCGATGCCAAGAGCGAGCAGGAAGGTGTGCCAGAGCGAGTCAACCGGGCGCAGGGCCGGGATGTAGCGGACGAGCGCCTCGTTCCACAGGAAACGAAGCAGAAACGTCCAGATGAAAACGAAAATAATAAACGTCACGAGGGCCATGACGCGCTCGCGGGTGTCACGTGCGTTAATAATGGTCAGCATTTACAAGGGTCCGAGAAAAAATACCGGCACCTTGTAAGATGGTCGCCAAGGATTCGACGAGCAAGTGGGCCATGCCCAAGTCGGGTTCAGAGCGCGAATATACGTGGGATCCCTGGGGGCGTACAGGTGTTACTCACGATAATTGTTACGACTATGCGTTCGGGAGCTTTAGCAATAACCGCGTGACCAAGAGCGTACCGGGCGCCTCGAAGAACATCCCGTCCAACAACCTGACGTTCCGTACGTGCGACGGGATTGTGAAACGTGTACTCGCCGACAATCCTGGCAAGGTCTTCCACATGAAGAACCCAAACGCGCGCGCCCGCCCGGGTTTCTTCAAAGTGATGTGCTTCGTCGCCCCGAGTAACGACTTTGGCAACTCGACTGGCGACTTCCACTGGTACGTGCAGATGGGCAGCATCCGGTACAAGACCGTGATCGGTGACACGGTAGAGGGTCTGGCGAAGCTCTTCCACGTCAGGCCTGCCGTCATACGAGCGGCGGCCGTGCGGACCCGCCGACCCCTGACAAACTCGGACGGTAAGATTGCTACAAATAATACAAACGTCAAGCGGCCCGTGGTCAAAGTGGGCACGCGCCTGACGCCTGGTCGCATCATACGCTTCCCGGCCAACCTCTGGGCCCATAAGCAGGGCCACGCGTCCGGACCGCTTCTGATCGACGCGTCCGGAAAGACCATCGTCGATCCGAGAAAATCGAATCGCAAGTGGCACCCTGGATTCCATTACACAAAGTTCTGCGCGGCCTACGAGGTCCAGCGCGGGGCGGTCCGTACGGGCAACAATAGAAACGGCAACGCCGTGAAGAATGTGAACAGCCCGCAAAAGGTGGCGGTGCGGAACGCGCAAAATGTCGCGCGCCAAGTGAACAACTCTAAACGGTAGGGGCCCCTAATGATCGAAGAATCTCGTGAATGTCCTCACTCTCGTCGACATCAAAGACTATGTTCAAGATGGTATCGACCTGCATATCGAGGACCCGGGCGTCGAGCCCAAACTCCGCCTGAATCCCGTGAGTATTTGAAGTCAGATACTGATGAGATTCAACTGTACCGTCGGCAACCTTCTGAAGTGAGATGGTGACGCGATACATGGGCAGGTCGAACGGCACACGGCACATGGGGCAGGTCGGGGAGCCTCTACATGTGCGTTTCCAGCGGTCTATGCACTTGTGATGGAACTCGTGCCCACAGGGCAGCTCACGCGTGTTGCGGAGCAGCCCTGAAAAGCAGACGGCGCACTGCTTGTCGGTACAGTGGACCCGGCAAGTTTCCACTCCGGCCTTGACTTTGTTTTTGCATTTGTGGCCGGTAATGGTGGTTCCGCTACACCGCCCTTCCATAGAAGTTCCCGAGTTTTTAGTTGGGCCGTCTTGCGGCACGTTGAGCGCGGGCCACATCGGCCTCTAGAGTCTTTATGGCGTCACGGTACTTTTCGCGTATATTTTCCTCGACGTGCTTTTTAAAAATAATTATGGGGTCGGCGTCCTGTTCAGTCTTGCACAGTGGGCACTCGTCTGAAGTTTCAAACCATGTGAAGATGCACTTGGTGTGGAACACGTGCTTGCACGAGAGGCGACGCTGACCACCCTTGGAAATCTCTTCAAGACACACGACACACGTCTTGGAAAGGTGGGCAGAACACTTGCCCTCCTGGACCGCTGCGTTTTTGCACTTGGTGCCCCCGACCGTCACGGAAGAGCATCGCTGAACGTTCATTATGAGATAGAATCGTTAAAATTTTGGCATGAATTTCCTCGGGCGAGTCTGAAGCGTTGAGGACGTGTACGACACAAGGCACTTTCATAATGAGTTGCTTGTACAGAACATCGAGTTCCTTGAGATACTCGAGCGTCACGTGCGTGTCGCCAGTCTGACCTCGCGTCTGGATCGCCCTGTGGCACTCCTCGGGCGTCTTGCTGAGGAAGATGTACAGGTCTGGATGCCACGAATGCTTTTCGTAAAAATATTCATAAGTTTTTGAATTACTGGCGAGCCCCTTGGCCTTGGCCCACTCCCAAAAGACCCACCGCGAACTGAGTAAGCTGCGCTCGTAGATGGCCGATCCCCTGGGCCTAAGGGTACGCAGGATCGCCATGTGAAGCGGGAACGCCCCCGTTTTTGGGTCCTGGTAAAACTCCTCGAGGGGCCACTCGTCTATCGGTTCACGGAAGACGAGAAACCCTTTTTGCTCCAGGAGGCCGAGCTGGGTCGTCTTTCCTGACCCGATGTTGCCATCGATGACAACCTTCATAATTTATTAAACGTTCAAAACCTCTAAGTGTTCTTGGCGAACGGGAGGGGAGCGCCGCAAGCCGCGTTGCGCAGGGGCAGGCGAAGGGCGTCCACGCCACCATTCTGCAGGTACATGCGGTACTTGAAATTGTCCTGGTAGGCGATGCCATTCTTCATCATGATGTAGTCGTTGACCAGTTTGGAAGAATCGTACGAGGTAAGGCAGCGGCCATCACCCATGCCCAGACGAGTAGACATTTACTTTGACTGGAGAAAAAAGCTACCACGCCTCGATTCCTTTGGCCTGAAGCACGGGGACCCATTCCAGGAACGTGTGGCCCATGATGACCCCGAACGTGTCCTTTTTCTCAGAGGGTGAGAGCCTCACGCTCTGATCGAGGTTGGCGTTAAGCGTCTTGTAGGCCAGCGCAATCTCCTCGAGCGTCTGAGCCCCCGTCACGATAATCTTACCGGTCGAGAAGATGCTGGCCGTCACCTGTTTAGTGCCTGGCCGCGGCTCGAACTTGACCTTGACCGCACTGTACCGGTCTGGGTCGAACGAGACGCGGAACTCGGGCCGGTCTGCAAAGCGCTGAATCACCTTGTTCAGGTTCACCGAAGAATTCAAAGAAAAGTTTGTGTTGATCATCTTGACTGCGACCGAGTCCACGAGCTGCTCGGGCTCGATCTCCGTGCCGATCGTCTTGTTCACGATAAAGCACAGTTGGCGCATGATCCGGCGACAGTCAAAGAGGTCGGCACAACCCGCCACCTGCACGGATCCGTTGGGAAAGATCTTGATACTCTTTTGCGAGTACTGATCTTTGTACCCGATGGTCACTTGGTTGTAGAATGTAGTCTTTTTTATGGTCCACTCGAACCCCTTGGCGGTTGAACCCTTGGGGCGTACGTGCACGGGCGTGAACTTTTCCCGAAACGCCGCAAGGTCAATATCCTGACCCAGTTTAGCAATCATGGTGATGGTGGTGATTCGGACCCATGAACTCGCTGGGTACCGGGCCTTGAATTTG